TAGGTGTTCCGTTCAAAGAATACGCAAAACAAAAAATGAGGCTACAAAGATCATGAGCGAAGAAAACGTAGAAACAGCGGGATCAAGCCGAAAGCCACGTAGTGCCAGCTCTCGAAACACTACCAGCCAAAGGAAGCCATGGACTCCGCCTCAAGTACTAGAAACACCACCTGCCCCTGATGGTATGCGCTATCGATGGATCAGAACTGCGATTCGTGGTGAAGATGACAAAACCAATGTTCATAAGAGAATGCGTGAAGGCTTTGAGCCTGTTCACCCAAGTGAAGTAGAAGGTTACAGCTTGCCTGTAATTGACGAGGGTAAGAACGCAGGAACCGTTGGACATGGCGGACTCATGCTTGCCAAGATTCCAGAGGAAACGGCACAAGAAAGAAATGCTTATTTTGCTCAACAAACAGACAATCAAATGTCTGCTGTTGACAACGATCTCATGAAAGATGAGCACCCTTCTATGCCTATATCCAGAGAGCGTAAGACAAAGGTGTCATTTGGTGCTTCTTCAGGAAAATAACCTTGATCTTAAGGAGAACTTAAATGGCGAATAATGACGCGCCTTTTGGCCTCCGCTACGTGCGTAATCTGCAGGGTAATTACAACTCTTCAGGGCAGTCTAAGTATCGTTTGACCACTGCGTCAGCAACGAATACGACTGCTATTTATCAAGGCGACATCGTAACTCAAGATACCAATGGTATCGTGACTCGAATCGCTCGCGCAGACGGCGGTGGTGCTACTTCAGCAATTATTGTTGGAGTTTTTAACGGGTGTTTTTACACCGATCCTACAACCAGTAAGCCGACTTGGAGCAACTACTGGCCTGGCAATGCTGCCACGGACGCTATTGCTTTCTTGTATGACCATCCTATGGATGTGTTTGAAGTTCAGGCCGATGCAGCATTTCCTGTTGCTGACCTGTTTGGCAACTTTGATATTGTTGACAATTCAGGAACTGGCAGCACTGCTAGTGGTATTTCATACGTCGAACTTGACGTAACCACTGGTGCTACCACCGCAACGTTGCCGCTGAAGGCGCTTGACATCTCTACAGATCCCGATAATTCGGATGTAGGTTCGGCCAACACTAACGTGCTTGTCACCATTCAGAATCATCTGTTTGGTCAGAAGCAAGTTGGTTTAGCGTAAGGAGGGCTGAATAGATGGCAATTTCACGCGCACAATTAGCGAAAGAACTAGAACCAGGCTTAAACGCCTTGTTCGGCATGGAGTATGCTCGGTATGAAAACCAGCATGCCGAAATCTTTGAGACTGAATCTTCTGATCGAGCATTTGAAGAAGAAGTTCTCATCGTAGGTTTCGGTAACGCCGCAGTCAAAGAAGAAGGTCAAGGAGTAGAATTTGACTCAGCAAGCGAAGGTTTCACCTCTCGCTATACGCATGAGACAGTCGCTCTTGCTTTCGCTCTGACCGAGGAAGCTGTAGAAGACAACTTGTATGACCGCCTCGGCGCTCGTTATACAAAAGCTCTTGCCCGAAGCATGGCACACACTAAACAGGTTAAAGCTGCCAACGTATTGAACAACGCGTTCAATTCAAGCTTTGCAGGCGGAGATGGAGTGTCATTGATCAACACTGCTCATCCACTTGCTTTTGGTGGAACTTTAGCCAACCGTGCAACAACGATGTCAGACTTGAATGAGACTTCTCTTGAGAATGCTCTTATCTCAATCTCAACTTTTGTTGATGACAGAAACATGATCACGGCCCTGAAAGGGACCAAGTTGATTGTTCCTCCTCAACTTCAGTTTGTTGCAGATAGGTTGCTCGAAACGCCCGGACGTGTTGGCACGGCAGATAACGACATCAACGCAATCAGGAATATGGGACTGTTGCCAGAAGGCTATGCAGTCAACCACTTCTTGACTGACAATGATGCGTTCTTTGTCTTGACTGATTGTCCTGACGGCTTCAAGCACTTTGAAAGAACCCCAATCACCACCTCAATGGAAGGTGATTTCGACACAGGAAACGTGCGTTACAAGGCTCGTGAGCGTTACAGCTTCGGCTTTAGCAACCCCCGTTGCGTGTTTGGTTCTCAAGGAGCCTAAAACTAAGAAGGGGGCTTTTGCCCCCTTTCTTTTTTATGTAAGATCAATTTATCCCTGACAGTCGCATGGGGCGACTGACTTAGCCCAAGACAGGAGATACACATGGGTACTACCACCTTTTCTGGCCCGATTAAGGCTGGAACCATTAAAGATACCACGGGTTCTACAGTCGGAACTGACGTAACAAACGTAGGCTCTGTTGTTATGGCTCAGTCTGCTGTTATTGATATTGCTGGTGCAAGCAGTGCAGACCAAGTTGTTGCCACTATTCCGGCAAACTCTCAGATTGTTGATGCGATTCTGAACGTAACTACGGCTAATGACGATGGTACCGCTTCTACTGTAGTTGTTGGCACTTCCGGCGATCCAAATGCGTTTATTCCGTCTACTAGCGTACAGTCTGCCGGTACTACTCGTGGAACACTGGATACCGAAGCCACGGACGTTGGCGCTACTGACATTCAAGTTTTGGCTGATTTTGCTGCCACTGATGGCGATGGTACTGCTGGTGTTGCGACCGTAACTATTCTGTACATCCAAAACAATAACCTCTCTTAATTGGAGGTAAATCATGGCTGATACAGTAACAAGCCAAACTATTCAAGACAGCGAGCGCAAAGCTGTTTTGAAGTTTACAAACGTTAGTGATGGCACTGGTGAGTCTGCTGTAGTCAAGGTAGATGTTTCTGCTTTGGCTACCAACTCTGCTGGTCAGGCATGTACGTCTGTTACAGTCGCAAAAATCTGGTGGCAGTGTGTTGGTATGGGTGTTGAACTTTTGTTTGATGCAACTACCGATATGCTTATTATCGGACTTTCGCCAGACAGTAACGGCTTCCATGACTATTCTCCGTTTACAGGTATCCCCAATAATGCGGGCGCCGGTAAGACCGGAGACATTGCGTTTACAACCATTGGGGCAAGCGCCAACGATACCTATACAGTCATTCTTGAACTGGTGAAGGAATATTAATGGCCACATCAGGGTCGCGTGACTTTGAGCCAGATGTCGCTGAATACATTGAAGAAGCATTCGAGCGATGTGGTTTAGAGTTTAGAACTGGTTATGACGGGATCACCGCAAGGCGATCCCTTAACCTTCTTTTTGCTGATTGGGCGAACAGAGGGTTAAACCAGTGGACGGTTACAAATAGCACAACAACGCTAACCAAAGGCGATGAGTACCTTGATTTAACGTCAACAACGATTGACGTTTTAGACGTTGTTATTCGCCGCACTAGCGGAGGAACAACGACAGATATTCAGATGGATCAAATAAGCAGATCCGCTTATTGGAATCTTCCTGATAAATCAACGCAAGCAAGACCAACTCAATGGTTTCTTGATAAACAAATCACGCCTCGATTGTATATATGGCCCGCCGCAGAGAACAGC